AGTAGTCTTATTCATCAAACCAAGCAAGTCATCAAGAGCCTTACCAGTCTTATGAACATAAGCACTAGCAATCGATTTGTTAAACCCTTCTAGTACTCCAGCTTCATGAAGCAGAGTGTTATGATCTCCATTTACTTGAGTTGAGACATTGTGGATCATGATTTGGGCAGTCGGACTGATTTCAACCGTATCTCCTGCCATTGCAATCACACTCGCTGCGCTTGCTGCAATGCCGACAATCTTCACGGTCACATCACCAGGATACGAGCGTAGAGCAGTATAGATTTCACTACCAGCATAGACATCCCCACCACCCGAATTGATATGAACCTCAATCGGTTCACCACTATCAGGAAGGATGACATCTTTCGGGGCGGTTGCATCCCACTCAAGCCAATCGTAAAGCCATCTGTCATTATTTGATACAATCGTACCCTTAATCGGAATTACTTTCATCTTCTTTCTCACCTCCTTTCTCTA